GAGGCGGAGGATACCTCCGCGAACGCCACGCTTTATAAGCGCACTCTTCGCTATAGTGCCGAATATCCAACGACGATTGCTCAGCTCGAGCCGGCGATGCTGTTCGGCGTGGAGAATCTCTCCGCTAACGCGGCGTTCGTCAAGTCATTTCAAGGCTAGTTTGTGCGCGTGAGCGCCGGGAAGGAATAGACATATGCCGATTTTTCCGCAGGGCGCTTTGAATACGACGGCGCTTATCGTGCCGGATCTGTATGTGCAAATCGTGGCGCCGCAGAGCCTACTGTTGAATGGCGTGCCGACCGATACGCTTGGCGTAGTCGGGACGGCAAGTTGGGGCCCGGTGGGAGAGCCGACGATCATTGGCAGCATGAGCGGTTATGCTGCCGCTTTTGGGCCGTTGATGGCTCGCAAACATGATATGGGTACGCAGGTGGCAACCGCGGTGCAGCAGGGTGCGGCAAATTTCCGGTGCGTGCGGGTGACCGACGGAACCGATACAGCGGCCTCGGTTTCTCTGCTTGGGGCGGTGACTTTCACCGCGATCTATACCGGCAGCTTTGGTAGTGAAATGACGCTGAATTTGTCGGTCGGGTCGGCAGCAAATTCGTGGCGCCTTACCGTGGCGTTCCCTGGTCGGAGCCCGGAGGTGTTTGACAATATCGTCGGAACGGGAACGGCCTTCTGGAATAATCTGGCGAGCGCCGTAAACGCGGGGAACGGGGCATTGAGAGGGCCATCTCAGCTCGTCGTTGCAACTGTGACGTCGTCCAGCGCGACGCCACTTGCCGGAGCCTATCCGTTTTCGGCGGGTACGCCGGGGACGGATGGCGCCGGTGGGGTGACGGCGGAGACGCTTGTCGGTGTCGATACGCTGCCGCGGGCAGGGATGTATGCGTTGCGCGGTCAGGCTTGCGCTTTGGCGCTGCTCGCCGATGCGGACGACGAAACGACGTGGAGCGCTCAGGTAGCGTTTGGGCTTTCGGAGACGATCTATATGATCCTCACCGGTCCGGCCGGTGACAATATCGCGAACGCCATTGCTGTGAAGGCGACCGCTGGGATTGATTCATATGCCGCCAAGCTGATGTTTGGTGATTGGGTTTATTGGTATGATCAGGCGAACGCCCTGATGCGACTGGTGTCACCGCAGGGTTTTGTTGCCGGGCGGTTGGCCAATCTTTCGCCGGAACAGTCTTCGCTAAACAAGCCGCTTTATGGTGTGATCGGCACCCAGAAGTCCGGCCAGCCTGGCGGTGTGACGGCGACGACTTATGCCACCGCGGATCTCTCCGCGCTGCTTTCGGCGGGTATTGACGTGATCGCAAATCCGCAGCCTGGCGGATCGTATTGGGGTGCGCGTGGTGGGCATAATTCCTCGTCGAACGCGGCGACGAATGGCGACAACTATACGCGGCTTACGAACTATATCGCGGCAACCTTGTCGGCAGGCATGGGGCAGTATGTCGGACAACTTGTAAATAGTACGCTGTTCCAGAATGTTCGGGCGACGCTGCTCGCGTTCCTCAATGGGTTGCTTGGGCAGGGCTTACTGGGGTCGACGGATGGGTCACTACCGTTCGCGGTTGTCTGCGATGTGTCCAACAATCCGCCGAGCCGGACGGGATTGGGCTATGTGCAAGCTGATGTGCAGGTGAGGTATCAGGCCATCAACGAGAAATTCATCGTGAACGTTCAGGGCGGTCAGACCGTTCAGGTCAGCCGGCAGACGGCGCCGAGCGTTTAATTAGAGGAGCTGATCATGCCGTATAATACGTTCTCGGTTGGGAATGACTGTCAACTGGTTGTAATGGGCCCGTTTGGGCGTGTTGATCTGGAACACGTGACGGGGTTTGAGGCACATCAGGTGACGCAATCGGTTCGGGTGGATCGGCTCGATGGGGTGCAGCTTGGCGCTGAGTTGCCGAAGGGCTGGTCTGGGACATTTACGCTTGACCGTGGATCGCCAGCGGCTGACGATTTTATCGCGCAGATCGAGCAGGCCTATTTCGCCGGGCAGTCGATATCGGCTGGAACACTCTATCAGTATGTTAACGAGCCTGATGGGTCGACCTCGACCTACCAGTTCACTGGGGCCGTGTTCAAGCTGACATCGGCGGGCGCCTATCGCGGTGATGCGCCGGTTTCGCAGCGTCTGGACTTCTATGCATCTAGCCGCGTGAACGTTTGATGGAACGGATTATTGCCGATAAAGCCGGACGCAGTCTGTCGCTCCGGCGGATTGGAGTGTTGGAGACGCTGCGTCTTTACAAGGCTCTGGGCCCGGACCTTTCGGTTAATGAGGCTTATATGGGGCTGGCCGTGATTGCCGCGTCCGTCGCGGTGCTGGATGGTGTGCCTGTACCCTTCCCGAATGGCGAGGCGGCGATTGAGGCGTGTCTAGAGCGGCTGGGCGAGGAAGGCACAGCAGCGGTTGCCGCGGGCATAAGAACGGAGCCCGCGGAAGCCGTGTTGGCGCAAGCGGGAAACTGAGCAGGCACCCTGGGCTGATTGACTGCCTGTACCTCGTCAAGTGCGGGGTGCCTTATGAGATTGCTTTCCAGTTGGGTGAGTCAGAGCGGCTTGCGCATGTTGTGACGCTTGGTCAGCTCGACGGGCTGTTGTTCGATTGGCGTCGGCTTTGTTGGACGGATGGTTAGTTTATGAGTGGTGCCGTGATCTCGCTTGGTGGTGTGGTCCTTCAGGATTTTGAAGTTCCTGAGAAGATCGTCGTTGGAGGTGGACAAAGAGTCGCGATCCATGATCTGATCGGTGGCGGGTGTGTGATTGACGCGCTGGGCGCGGATGCCGCGGCCATCGAGTTTGGGGGTTTTTTCTCGGGCGACGATGCTGCGGTCAGGGCGCAGATCTTGGATGCGGCGACGGCGCTGGGTGCCGAGATACCGCTCTACTGGGACAGCTTTTTCTATATAGTTGTTATAAAAAAATTTGAGTTTGATTTTGAGAAACCGTGGTGGATACCGTTTTCCCTCCGGTGCGTGGTCGCCCAGGACCCTGCCGCCGTGCTGGCCGGGCTGGTGGATACCGTTGCGAACTTGGTGGCGGCGGATGTGTCTTCAGCCGTCTCATTGGCGCCGCAGGGCGGATTGTCGTTAGGACTGACAGGGACGCCAAGTCTGGCCGGTCTCACGAACGCTCAGAATGTAGCGGCGGCGGCGTTAGGGGCAGCGGATTCTAATTTTGCTTCGCAGACCGCACGCCTGGAAACGGTCACGGATCCGGCCATTGCGGGATCTATGGTCACCGGACTGGTGGCGTCGACGGGTCGACTCGCCGCGATCACTTGTGTTGGCGGCTACTTGCAGAGGGCTTCAACGAATATGGCGAATGAGCTTCTGTGATGGCGATGACGGTTGTTGTCAGCGGCGGTAATCTGTTTGGCCTTGCAGCGAAGTATTTGAATGATGCAACGCAGTGGATAAGGATCGCGCAAGCAAACAAAATATCTGATCCGCAACTAACGGGGATCAATACAATCATCATCCCTTCGGTGAACCCGAGCGCAGGTGGCGGAATTGCCAATTAATCAACCACAGATACGCGTTGCGATCGGCGGGGTGCCGGTCTCTGGTGTAATCTCAGCGGAAGTGGAACGTGTGGCATTTTTTGCTGCGGATCGGTTCACGGTAAGTTTTTCAGTGGATGCCTCGGGACTGACGTTCGACTTCTTCTCCAGCGCGGGAAAACAAGTGGCGACCATTGACGTGGCGCTTGAGGAATTTGGGTATGTTCAACTTCTGACCGGCCAAATTGACAACATTTATTGCGACCTGCTGCAGAACAAGGTGACGATAAGCGGACGCGACTTGTCAGCCCAACTGATCGATACCGAGATCGCGGAAACATTTGCGAATCAAACATCGAGCCAGATCGCTACCAGGATTTGCGAACGGCATAATCTGACGCCGAATGTGACCGCGACTTCAACATTGGTCGGCCAATATTACGAGCTGGATCATGCGCGAAGCGGTCTGGGTCTAGGCTCTCGGAGTGGTACCGAGTGGAACTTGTTGGCCTGGCTGGCGCAGATCGAAGGGTTTGCGTTATCCGTGTTCGGCACAAAGCTTACCTTCGGCGTGCCGCCGGCTGGCGCACCGTTTCGGCTCAGCCCGCAAGGCTGCATCGACCTGTCGATCGACACGGCCGCGTCTTTGCCGGGGACGACCGTCGTGAAGTCATGGAGTCCACGGAATAAGACGGTGACGACGCAGACGGCAAATCGGGGTTTAGGCACTACGGCTACGCTGATCCGCCCCAGCCTGACAAGCCAGCAGGCCGCATTGCTGGCAAGAAACCATCTTTCGACGTTGCAGACCCATGGGACTGTGCTGCTGGCGACACTTCCTGGAGAGACATCCCTGAGTCCGGGCGGGACAATCACATTATTCGGCACAGATTCGAGCTTTGATCAGAATTATGCCATCGATGTCATCAGGCGCTCGGTGGATGCTAAGTGCGGATATGTTCAACAGATACGCGCGCATGCTTTGAATTGATATGGACCTGTTCTCAAATGTCTCGAAGAGCCATGCGGCCGGGCTGGATGGGCTTGGTGGTGTTGCCAGGTTCGGTTTGGTGTCAAGCTTCGACCCGAATGCGTATGCGGCGCGGGTTATGCTGCAGCCGGAAAATGTTTTAAGTGGCTGGTTGCCGATCGTTTCCGCATGGGTGGGGGCGGGCTGGGGGCTGGCGGCGCCGCTGACGCCCGGCGACCAGGTGCTCGTGGTCGCGCAGGAAGGCAGCGCGGAACATGGTGTAATCCTGGGCGCCGTGTGGTCGGTTGTGGATGCGCCGTTGCCGGCGCCTGCGGGGGAACTATGGCTGCGGCATCAGACGGGAAGTCTTTTGAAATTGCTAAATGACGGCACGATTTTCATGTCAGCAACGACGGTGAATATTACAGGCAACCTTGTGGTGAGCGGGAATATCTCGGACCAGGGGGGGGCGCATGGGACCTTGGCGGCGCTTCGTTCGGCGCATGACAATCACACGCATGCTGACCCGCAGGGCGGTGAGACCGGCTTGCCTTCGGTGACCGTTTAATGGCTGACCTGTCTCTGGCATTCGGCGGTGATCTGGTGGTGAGCCCGACTGGCGACCTTGCGCTGTCCGATGGACCGGCGCTGACCCAGGAACGGGTTTTGCGGCGGTTGCTGACTAATCAGGGCGATTACATCTGGCAGTTATCGTATGGCGCGGGGTTGGCACAGTTCGTAGGTAAGCCTGGCGCGCCGGCGGTGATTCAGGCGGTTGCCAGATCGCAGATGTTGGCCGAAGCGGCGGTGGTAAATATTCCGCCGCCCGATATTTCGGCAGTGTCGGCCAATGACGGAACGGTGAGCCTGTCTGTCCGTTACACCGACGCGACCACGCAGCAGACGAGCAGCCTTTCATTCTCGGTGTAAAACATGCAGCTTTTCTTTCAGAACTTCACCACATTGGTGCAGAACATGGCGGCTGCGGTGCAGGGTGCTGCGTCGAGCCTTCTTGATCTGACAGTCGGATCGGTGTTGCGCGCCATTCTCGAAGCCAACGCATCCCTGGCGCTGTGGATGCAATGGCTGATCGTGCAGGTTCTGGCGACCACGCGGTTGGCGACGAGCGGCGGTGCCGACTGCGACAGCTTTGGCGCGGATTTCGGCTTTGTTCGTCTGCCGGCAGTGGCGGCGGTGGGACAGGTCACGTTTTCACGGTTTACGCCGAGCAGTTCCGCTTTCATATCGGTAGGAACGGCAGTTTCCACGACTGACAATAGTCAATCGTTCATGGTCTCGGCTGATCCCACAAATCCGGCTTTTGCCGGGACGGGGTATGCGCTGGCGTCCGGTGTTGCCAGCCTCATTGTTCCCATTATTGCGGTCGTTGCCGGAAGCGCCGGCAATGTTCAGGCCGGAAGCATTTCAGTGATCTCGTCTGCGATCGCCGGGGTGGATACTGTGCAGAACAGTCTCGCCCTTACCGGTGGCCTGGATGCAGAATCGGATTCGGCGTTTCGGGCGCGGTTCGGGAGCTATCTGGCGAGTCTTTCGCGGGCGACGGATATCGCCATCGGCGCCGCGGTGACGGGGATCCAGCAAGGATTGACCTATACGATCAGCGAAAATATCAATCAGACCGGCGCCACGCAAATGGGGCATTTTGTCGTGACGGTCGATAACGGGACGGGAGTCCCGCCGAACTGGCTCCTGAGTGAAGTTCAGCAGGCGGTGGATGCGGTGCGGCCGGTGGGCAGCAGCTTCGCGGTTCAGGGGCCGATCGTCACGGATGCTGATGTGTCGATGACGCTGACGACGGCGACCGGCGTGTCTCATCAGGATGTCGTGGCGGCCGTGGCGAGTGCGATCGAGGATTACGTCGCCGGCCTCAGCATCGGTGCGACGTTGAATTACACGCGGCTCGCGCAACTTGCCTATACGGCGTCTTCGTCGGTTACCAACGTCTCCGCGGTGCTGCTGAATGGTGGGAGTGCTGACCTTGTGCCGCCGCTGTTTGGCGTGATCAGGAGCGGCACGGTGGCGGTTTCCTGATATGATCGGCGATCAGAATGACATGGTGGACCGGCTTAAATCGGTTCTGCCGGCGCGGTGGTTTGGCGATGTCACGCCGATTTGCGACGCGTTGCTGAATGGGCTGGCGAATGCGTGGAGCAGCCTGTTTGGACTTTTGCAGGTGACGGGACTGCAAGCGCGGATGGCGACCGCGACGGGCATATTCCTGGATATCGCATCAACGGATTTTTTTGGGTCCACGATGCCGCGACGGGTAAGTGAGAGCGATGCGGCGTTCAGCCTTCGGCTACGGACGAATGTGTTGGCCGAGCGTGCGACCCGAGCCGGCTTATCGTCAGCTTTGCTTAACTTGACAGGACGCGCGCCTGAAATCTTCGAGCCGTTGAATGCGGACGATACCGGCGGATATAACTCTGGAACACTGGGCTATGGTGTGGCGGGCGGCTATGGCTCAAGGAGCCTGCCGTTTCAATTTTTTGTCACGGCGTATCGGCCGGATGCATCGCCGATCAGCAATGCGAGCGGCTATGGCGTCGGGCCCGGCGGCTATAATACGGCGCCGATGTTTTATGCGGATCTGGAGAATCTTCCAGGCGCTATAACGGATGCTGATATTTACGCAAGCGCTGCCGCCGTGCTGCCAACAGCCTATACCGGCTG